CATCGGTGAGGGGCCGGATGTCCGCCGCGAACTGGGCGAGGCCCGCCCCCGCGTCCTTCTCCAGCCACTCGGTGAAGCGGTCGAGGGCGGGCACGATGTCGGTCGTGAGGACGCGCCCGAGCCCCTCCAAGGCGGGGATGAGCAGTTTCCCGAACGCCACCCCCACGTCACCGATGCCGCGCTGGAACGACTCCCACGCCCCGGTGAGCGTCCCGAGGCGCTTCTTGGACGAGCCCGCGTAGGTCTGCTCTGCCTCGCGGATGGCACGCCAGCCCTTCTTGCCCTCGGTGCCCAGTTCGCGGGCCGCTCGTGCGCTGCCCGCGTAGGCCCCCTTCACGAGGCGCAGGGCCGCCTCAAGCGAGATGTTCTTGGCCGCCGCCACCTCGGTGGCCAGCGAGAGGAGGCGCTGCGCCTTATCCGTGTCCTTGAACTGCACGACCAGCCCGCCGAGGGCGTTCGTCAGGTCCACGTCGGCCATGTTCGTGGCCGTCTCCATCGTCTGGACCCAGTCCGCGAGCGAGTCCACGGGCACCGCGATGCCGAGGTTGTCGAGCGTGCCCGCGAGTCGGCCCGTGGCCTCATCGAGGGCGATGGCGTCCTGCACCCCCTGCTGCAGGAAGTCGAAGCCCGCCCGCATGGCCTGCGAGCCGAGGTCGATGGCCCACGCGTTGAAGCGCGCCCCGATGTCGGCCCCGATGGCGCGCACCCGGCCCCCGAAGGTGGTCAGGGTGGAGTCCACGCGCTTGATGCCCTTGGCCATCTGGTCGGTGTCGGCCACCAACTTGACGAGCAGTTCGATGTCCCTGTTCGTCGCCATCACGCCTGCCTCATGGAGACGACGGAAGCGTCATAGAGGGCATCGGCCCACGTCGTGATGGCATCCCCCAGTTCCTCCCGCACGACGGGCCAGAGTGCGTACCCGGTCGTGCCGAGATGAGGGAGGAACTGCTGCGTCGTGGGACGCTGCCTACCGCCGAACTCGACGCCCCACAGCAATGCGCCCATGGGCCAGCGCGGGTACGTCGCGTCCGCTTCCCGGCGTGCCGTCTTGCGCGGGGCGAGGGGGATGGCCACCTTGCTCCCCACGGCGATGACAGGGACGCGGTCGGAGCGGGCACGGATGGTGGGGGCCACGAAGCGTGCGTACGTCGGGGAGACGCCCATGGCCCTCGTCTTGGCCTTCGCCGCGATGCCCTTGGCGATGGACAGGGAAGCGACACGGAGATGCTTGCTGCCCTCCTTGGGCAGCGCACGAAGGGCCCTGTGCAGGCCCTCGATGCCCGTGGCCGACATGCGCTTGGTCATCGCCTGCGCCTCGCCCGGGCCATGCGCTTGGCACGCTCACGGTCCTCGATGGCCTTGCCCATGGCCCGCAGTTCACGAGGGGAATGGTCGTACACCTCGCGAAGCGTCCAGCCGAAGGTCAAGGCCATCTCAGCCGCCTCCCTCAGGTAGGGTCCGGGTCCGCATCCTCCGACTCCGCGATGGTCACCAGCGAAGCCAGTTCGCGAAGGGACATGGCCTCCACCTCATCGAGGGGAGTGCCCGTGCCAGCGGAGTAGATGCGGGCGTAGAGGTCCGCGAGCGAGTCCACGCCCGCGGGCCACTCCGACATCCGGGCCCCGGTGGCGACTTCGATGTCACGCAGGGCCCGGACAGGCAGGTCGAGGATGGAGACCTTCCCTGCCATCACGCACCCGCCGGGGCTGCACCGAAGACCAGCGGCGAGAGGACGGCGAGCGTGAGGTCAGCCTCGACGCGCTGCCCAATCTCGAAACGGCCCCACGGCAGGGCCGCATAGCGGGCCGTGCAGGAGATGACCTTGGTCCCCGTCCCGATGGGCTTGAAGAGCATCGTGAACTCTTCACCGATGTGGGCCTGCAGGGCCGTGTAGAGGGCTTCCTCCCAGAGGAACGCCACCACCACCGTCTCGGTGACCTTGCCCACCTCGGTGGCCCCGGGAGCGCAGAAGGTGCCCACGTCGATGGTCTCGGCATCCGAGCCGATGTCCACGGCCACCGTGTAGCACGAGAGGTCCACCTCTGCGGTGGGGGTGTCGAACTTGAACTTCAACTCAGGGTCGCGGACGACGAGCGATGACACGATGTCTCCTCCTTCACACGTAGGCGATGATGTCGATGGACGCGGTGAGGTACTCGATGCTCCCCACGTCCTGAGTCGTGCCGATATCTCCCACCGCGGTCCACATGACGCTGTCGAGGGTGTTCACGGCAATCAGCACCCTGTCCATCATGTCGTCCAGCCCGTCCAATCCACCCACGCCACGCTGCACCAGCGCCACGATGCGGAGGTTCAGTTCGTACTGGCAGAAGGTGCTGGGGTTGCGGTAGGGCGTGCGGGGGGCGACGACGAGAGCGGGGGCCGTGACCGTCTCAGGTGGAGCCGAGTAGACCACGGCGCTCTCACCGAACTCGGCGGCCAGCGCCCCGACGATGGCCCTCCTCGCCTCGACGGCTCCCATCTCAGGCGATGCCCCACTTGGTGCGATGGCCGACAAGCAGGAGGTCCACTTCGGGGACGCTGACACCCTTGACGTAGACGGCCATGTCGCCCAGCCCGCCCACGGCACCGAAGGGAAGGTCGGGCGACTTGAGGAAGCGTGCAGCGGCTGCGATGGCCGCCTGCCGGTAGGCGGGCTCACAGGGCACGACGGTGAGGGCGTAGGGAGGCGCTAGGACGGCCTCAGAGGGCGTGATGCCCACGATGTGGTCTACGTATCGGCTGCCGAGGATGACAGCCGTCGTGAGGCGTTCCTGAGCGCCCTGAGGGCCACCGACGACAGCGGCGAGGTCTTCGACGCTGCAGTAGACCGGGACGGTGGTAGTCGCCTCGGTGACCGGGCCGAAGGCGTCGGAGAAGTCGTCCGCGAAGGGGCGCGTGGGTCGTGACGCGCTCATGGGGCCACCTCCTCGACGTCGAGGTACAGGACCGCCGAGCCGCCCGCGCCCCCCGTGGCGTCATACACGAAGTGCCCGAGGAGGGGCAGTCCCACGAGCCCGGAGAGGGCCCCGCAGTCGAGGTCCACGCCCCCCTGACGGACGCGCCACACGGTCCGGATGGAGCCCCCCGGCGGGTAGGCGTCCGTGGTCGCGATGGCGGGCCACGACTGGGGCCGCGAGAGGGCCGCGATGTCCGACTCCGACGCGGTGAAGCGCAGGGCGAACGTCTCCGACTCGGTGGGCCCCGTGCCCCACGTGATGCGGGGGACGGTGCCCTCCCACGAGTAGCCGTCCACGTCGAGGACGAGTTCGACATCGAGCGCCTGCAGGGCCGCCGTGCCGAGCAGTTCGTGGACCGTCAGATGGGGGTGGCCGTCCGTGCCCACCGAGTGCGAGACGCGGGCCATGCGCTGCTCGTCTATCCACGTGGCCAGCGCAGGCGAGCCGATGTCGGCCCCGGTCACGGCAGACATCTTGCCCAGCGAGCCGCCCACGTCGTACCACGTGGCCCCCGCGGCCATGTCGCGCAGGGCCGCCGTGTCCGCGAACACCTCGCCGTTGGGGCCCCCGGGGCGGGCGAGGTCGAAGGTCACCCAATGGTCGAGCCCGTCCGTGAGGGTGAGGGTGGGCCAGTCCGTCTGTCGGAAGAAGGCCCGCACGAACGTGCCCCCGTAGCGGTCCACGATGACCTTGCCCTCGGGGGAGGGCAGGATGGGCGGGGCCGCCTCGCCCGACTCCAAGGCCGCCACGCGGGCCTCCAAGGCGGCCACGTAGTCCGTCAGGGACTTGGGGGTGAGGACGTGCACGTCCCCGAGCAGGCGACGCACGTGACGGAGGTCCCCGGAGGTCAGTTCGTCCCGCGAGAGGAGGGCCGACGTGATGGCCGAGAGGTCCGCGGGCTCGATGTAGCCCGCGGCCCCCTCATCCGGCCCACGCTCCAAGTGCCCGAGGATGACATCGGGCTCAGGAGGCGCGGGGTCCGGGCTCCACGTCATGTCGGGCCTACGGGGTCGGCAGGGTGACCGTCAAGGCCACGATGCCTGCAGGGCGGAAGAGGACGGGGCAGCCGAAGCCATAGATGGCGATGTCCCTGCCCAACTTGGCCACGTTCAGGGCCTCGATGGTGCGGGGGCCGTCCTCGGCCCACTTGGCCGTCTGGCCGTTGCTGATGACCATCTTGCCCTGAGGCATCTGGCGGGCCTGCCGGATGGTGAGGCCGCTGATGCCGATGGCGAGGGTGCTGGCCTGCGCCGTTCCCCCCACGTTCTGTGTGCCGTATGCGCCCGGCCACAGGCCCTCGATGCCGCCGAGAGCGACGAAGACGTCGGGTGCGGCGAGGACGAAGGTGGCGGGCTCGCCCGTCTCGGCCTCGACCTTGGTGCTGGCCGCGAAGAGGGCAGCGAGGATGGCCTGCACGGGCTTCGTGGCACCGAGGTCCAGCGTGCCAGTCATCGGGCCGGTCGCTGCCGTGGTCGTGACGGCAGCCGCCATCACGTTCTCGGTGGCGATGGCGTACTGGCGGGCGTACTCAGCCAGCAGGAGTTCGCGGTAGGCAGGTTCGCTGCGCTCCAGCAACTGCAGGCTGTTGTCGCTGCCGCCAGCGTAGGTCTTGAGGACCGCGTTGGCGTCCTTGTGCTTGACCTTGCCAGACTCAATCTCGGCCTTCTCGGGAGTCTGCTCCGACACCCCAAAGTCGGACGTGGGGTCGAAGACCGGCCACTGCATCGTCATCCCGCTGGCAGGGGCGGGCATGATGCCGAAGGCGTTGACGATGGGCCGTCCCCACGCGATGGGGCTGACGATGCGACCGAGCCACTGCGGGCGGTCCAGCCCGGCGTTGTCCGGGTTCAGCACGTTGTCCGCGAGGGCGCGGTGCAGTTCCTCGGCCACGGCAGGGTCGCTGGTGGCGGCGAGGACCGCCTCTCCTGCGCTGGCGAAGCGCGACAGGATGCCGTCACGCTGGGCGGGCGCCCCGAAGGCCGCACTGGCCGCGACCTTGGCGATGGCATCGTCCATCGCGTCCATGCGAGTGAGGATGGGGGTGAAGTCCACGACCGGGGCGGTCGTGACCTCGGCGGTCGTGTCTTCCATGGCCTGTTCACTCCTTACGGCGAGGACTTCGGCACCTTCGTAGGCACCCTTGGGCAGGATGGCCACGCGCCTCAGGTCGGCGCGCAGTCGCTCGTAGACGCCATCCGGGCGTCGGCGGGAGGTGATGGGGCGGAAGGTGACCGAGGCACGCCTCAGCACCTTGTCCTTCAGCAGCACAAGGAGGTCGTTGCCATCCGTCGTGTCGCTGATGCGGGCACGCAGCACAGGGCCCGTCCCGTCGTCGGCAAAGGACACGCCCTTGCCCACGATGGCCCCCCCGTGACCCTGAGACTCCACCAGCACCTCATCCGGGTCGGTCGCGAGGAAGGCCCCACGCTTGAACGTCTCGCGCCCCTGAGGTGTGTTCGCCACCTCGTCCCAGCGCATGAGGCGGATGAGGACTTCTCGTCCATCCCCGTCGGCACGTTCCTCTAGGCCGATGTCGGCCTCTGTCGTGAGGAGGTAGTCAGAGGCGGGGAGTCGCTTCCTGCTGGTCATGCTGGCACCTCCGCGAGGGTGACCAGCGAGGTGTCGCTGGTGACGTTCGGGGCCGGGTCGTAGGTCGGAGTGCGGTTGATGGGAGGCGGGGTCGGCGGGTAGCCTTCGAAGGCGCGCACCTCTTCGGGCAGCATCACGCCACTGCTGATGGCCTGCGCGTAGACGTTGAAGCGCGTGGCCACGTCGGCACGGTTGAGTTCGGCGAGGCTGAACCGCACGGCCTTGGTCCGAGGGACCAACGCGGAGAACATCGCCTCGATGGGACCGAGGTACTTCGGCACCACGGTCATCTTCGCCAGCAGGTTCACGACGGCGTCCACGTTTGTGTAGGTGATGCTCGCACCCGATGTCTCGGCCAGCAGGAGGGGCCCCGGGATGCCCATGAGGCGGGCGACGATGGCCGCTCCAGCGCTGCGCGACTCGGCCAACTGCATGGTCTCGGGGTCGCGGTCGGGGAAGATGGCCTCGATGCCGCCAGAGAGGACAGCAGGCTCACCCGTGCGTGCGCTATCGGCCCTGCTGCTGGCCCACTGGGCCTTGAGCCGCTTGGCCTCGTCCTCGGTCATCTTCGTGGCGACACGCAGGACGGTCGTGGGGATGCCGCCACTGCCGAAGGAGAGGGCTGCGAACTCCTCGGCAGCGGCGACGGTGGCGAGGTACGGGAGGGCCTCGCGGATGATGCTGCGCCCGTGCAACTGACCAGCCCGTCGATTCAGGGCGAGGTGCCAGATGTCCGTCCCGTGCACGAGGGTGCGCCCACGCCACTCGTAGACCGGCTGGAAGCGCCTGCTATCCCAGTCCACACCCACCTCGTCATGGGGCAGGACAAGGGCGTGTGAGGGGTATCCCTCGATGGACTCACCGAGGAGGAGGTAGCACTCGGCCTCCTCGACCAGTTCAAGGAGGACCATCGACAGCCACTCGACCCGTGTGCGGTAAGGGTCAGGCTGGCGCAGGAAGCGAGGCTGCTCGACGCTGGCCGTGCCCCCTGTGTACTCGACCGGGCTAAACGTGGCCCCGATGGTCGTGATGAGGTCGATGGCACGAGCCAGCGGGGGGAGGGCGACAGCCTCGGCAAGCGTGAATGACGACTGTCGCTGGCGGATAGCCGCCACGATGGCGTCCTCGATGGCCCCACGCTCAAGGACGGGCTCGTCCACTGGTGACGGGGTCGGGGGGAGAGGCTCAGGCCCGAGGAGGAAGTCGGCGATGCGTCCCACAGGGAATATGCTACCTCTCGGTAGCAAGTTGCGTCAACGTGCAAGCGCGTGACACTCACGGCAAAGCGGGACGACGAGGTCGGGTTCCAAGGCGAGGTCCGGGCGGACGCTGGCAGGGACGATGTGGTGGGCCTCCAAGTTCGATGGGCCCACGTATCTCCCACAGCGGGAGCAGACGCCCGACGCACGCGCCTCGCGTGAGAGCATCGACCAGCGATTGGACGCACGGACCTTGCGGGCAGGGGTGCGATGGAGGCTGCACCTCCCGCCGATGCCGACCAAGATGGCCCTGCCGCACACGAGGCAGGTCGTCCTCGTCTTCACCACACCGCCGGGAGTTCGGGCTCTTGCGCCGCGTGATGGTGGGCGATGGCTGCAGCCACCGCGAGGTCGATGTGTGGGCGGTGGATGAGACGCATGTCCTTGCGGATGAGGGTGCCCTGCGCGTGCGGCTCCGCGACCGCACCGAGGACGTGGTCCCTGAGGTGTTCGTTCCCGTCGTGGACGAGGGCACCGAGACGGACGCTGGTGGCGAACCTGTCTACCATCGGCCCGAACCTCGCACGGGCGCCAGTGTTGACCTCAAGGACACGGTCTGGGTAGCGCTCGGTGAGGGCTTCCAGTTCTGCTCTCCAGTGCCATGGGTCGGCGTAGAGAGTGGCGTTCCAGCGCGTCATGGCCCTGTCGATGACTGCCACGACCTCGGCCCGTGGGACGCGCCAGTCCTTGCTGGCGCCCTCAGGAGCCTCCCAGTAGCCCACCACCCAGATGTTCTGGCCACGTGCCGCCACGAGGGCCGTGGTGTCCCTCTTGGGGCCTCCCACGCTGCCGTCGAAGCCAAGCGCGACCGACGCGCCCTCGCCCGGCAGTTCGTCGTCCACGGCCAGCAGGTCCCAGTCCTCTGCCCGCACCCATTGCTCTTCCCTGCTGGCCCAGATGCCCAAGCGAAAGGTGAGGTAGTCGGCCTTCGTCTCGGTGAGGGCATTGGCCTTGATGGCCTCGATGTCGAGGAAGCCCGCAGCCACGGCAGGATTGGCCGCACGGATGGTGCGTGGGTCGTATGGCTCCTTCTCGCTCCCCGGGGGCGCGGCAATCTCGTGGTAGAGCAGCCCCCTCGGAGGGTCGGGCGAGAGTGCTGCGGTCCTCAGGCGCCACATCTGGCCACGGTCGAACCCGGGCGTGCCCCAGCCGACGAGTTGGCTGTCCTTGTGCTTGCCGAGTCCGAGTGCGAGCGCACTCCAGACGCCGTCGTCCACGAAGCCGACCTCATCGATGAGGGCAAGTGACGGGCGCCTGCCCTGCAGGCCACGGACGGTGCTGGGGAGGGCCTGTATCTCGCCACCGCTGCTGGCCATGTGCATGCGCTGGGCGCGTGAGACGGCGAACTCCGTCGTCTGGGCTGCGAGTACAGGACTGGCCTCGATGATGTCCTTCGCCTGCCGGTAGGCGATGAGGGCCTGTTCCTCCTTCGTGGCCACGATGATGACGCGCCCGCCCTTGACGGTGAACGCGTGCCAGACGGCCAGCATGGCGATGAGGGCCGTCTTCCCGTTGCCCCTCGGCATGCTCACCACGGCTTGGGTCGGGCGAGGGTCATGGTCGAGGAGGTCGCGGATGATGCGGCGCTGGAAGGGGTGGATGACCACGGGCTGGCCGATGAGGGTGCCCTCCGTGACCAGCATGAACGTCTCAGCGAACCTGATGAAGTGCGCCGATGCCTTCATCTTCGGCCACGCGCCCCACGGCATCGCTGTGGCGGTGGGCATGGCCGTGACGGCCTGACGTTTACGGGTGGATGTCCGTGTCTTCGCGGTGAGGCTCATCTCGTTCTCGTGACTCTACGTGTCATTTGCGTATCTGCGCAACCTAGCAGGTCGCACAGACGCGAGGCAGCGGTCGTGAAGAGGCACCCATCCCAAAGAACCGCTCGCTACACGACCATCTCATGGAGGGGAGCGTCCACGAGGACGCCCCCCTTGTGCTGTACATCCCCGAGGGACAGCAAGCCTGCCACGAGCAGCAGGCTTGCGATGAGGAGGGCAGGGCACATCAGTCGATTCATCTTCACAGTCCTGTCGTCACGTTCTTCCCACGCATGCTCGTCTCGCACGTGACGCAGCAGTCGCCCTGCCCGAAGCGCCACGTGTAGGGCCGTCGGCAGCGCAGGCAGCGTGCCCCCGGCTCATCGAGTGTCTCGGGCTCCCCGCCCTGCTGCCTGAGGCTGGCCCTGTTCTCCTCGATGCGTGCCAGCACCTGCTGCTCTGCCTGTGTCAT